AAGCGGCCCAAGTTTGTTTACGTCAACAGCGTCTATGAAGGCGGCGACTTCACGAAGCTCAATATCGGCGGGACAACCTTCCCGCAAGTCTGGCAGCCAAAGAAGGATTTCGGTAAGTAATGTCAGGCGATCCTTACGCGAAAGCACAGCCGGGCGAGAAGCTGAAGATCCATGCGACGACCTGGAACCAGGTCGTGGATCTTGTGAAGCCGGGGGCGGCGGCCGCACCCGGCGAGGAGTTCTCGTATCGCCGGACCAACTTCCGTGTCTACTGCCAAAACAAGACGAGCGGCACAGTGCCACAGTGGGGCGTGCTGCATATCGACGGCGTGCTGCCGACCCCAAGCGGCAGCACGGGCACGGCAACGGAAGGTTTTCAGTCCTCGCCGGCCGTCATTGGGACAACACCCACCGGAACGACCAACGGCAGCTTCGTGATCGCCGTCGAGCCGATCGGTGCCGACAAGTTGGGCATGGCCGCGATCGACGGGGTCGTGCAGTGCAAGCTGGACGTGACAGACGCCAGCCATCGGTTTGCGACCCCAAAGCCGGGGTCAACGACGGAGTTGAAAACGGCGTCGTCCGGCGAGGCCACGATTCTGTGGAAGGAATCTGGAACGGGGACCGGGAAGTGGGGCCTGGTGCGGATCGGTGACGGGGCTGGTGGCGGCGTGAAGGTCGGCAAGATTACCGGGACGTGGACCAAGGGCGGCACGCAAACGGTGTGGGAATACACAGGGGCCGGGGTGCAAGCCAGCGGGCCGAGCGGGCCGCTGTCGCTCACGGGCGTCAATAGGTTTGCGAACGTCAACATCACCGGCAGTGCGGCCAGATGGGTCGCGGTGACGAGCATAGATTCGACGTGGCATCTGATCGCGGCGGAGTGTGAATAATGGTTCTTTTTCCATGCTCTAAATGCTGCGCATCGTGCCCGCCCGGTTTAAGTCTTTCTCTCAATGTCAGCGGGAGCGTCGGCCTTTATGGATATTCCGGCGATCAACATAATGGGTGTCAATCATTGTGGCCGGACGCGGGTTGGCCGAGGCTGGTTGGCTATTCTTCTACTCCGCAAGAAGGAAGGTGTGTCGGGCTATCAAGCGTCACGTTCGGCGAAAAAAGCGGTGCTGATGTTCTTGGAGCGCGACTGATAATCAGTTTTCCAGGCATTGTCGGCCAGAACGCTCCCAGTGGTTCAGTCGTGCGGTTTTCTATTGTTCAGAGCATCGCTGGATGGGAAACAGAATACGAAGTTCCATTTTCGGGATACCCAACGTGCGAAAATGGAGTTCAATACACATTTGGGCCTTCAAACAAAGTTTCTGGAAATGGTTCGTTCTGTGGTGGATCTATTTCTTGGATAGTAGCGGCCCCATGTTTTGGTTGCTGCTGCACGACAGGCGGTTACACAAGCAGAAACTATACTAAAGCAACTTGCGAGGCGGCTGGACATATATGGTTTAACACGTTGTCCAGTTATTGTGTGAACGGACAACCATACTGCCAAAATCTCTTTCCATGATTACCGGCGCAACTGATCAGTTTTTGCTTAGGTGCATTGAGCGTGGATACACGCTAGACGAAGTGCGCCCCTGCATCGTTAGCCAAAATGGCGACACAATCACAGTGGACGAAACGCACCCGGCGTACCCTCGCCAGCGTCCAGGCCTCGGCGACTACGTCGCTGCCGGGCTCTCCGCAATCGGCATCACCAAGGAAAGGGTGAGTAAGGTCGTGGGCGGCGATTGCGGTTGTGCCAAGCGACAAGCCGCTTGGAATGCCTCCGGAGCCAAATACCTCGGTCTCCCGCCGGGCTCCACCGCCCCGGAAAACAAGGGTTGACACCCGTACACTATCCGCGAGGATCGTGATATGGGCACGCTCGTCGACCGCATCAACGCGGCTGCAGCCGGCATCAAATCCGCTCCTCGCGGGTTTGAATCGCGGCTGCCGCCGGCCGTCCGCGAGCAGCTCCTAGAGATCCGCCGCCAGTGGCAGTCGGGTGATCTGCAAGTCTCTGCGTGCTGGCTGGCAGATCAGATCGTCGCCATGGCGGCGGCGGATGGATTCTCGGTTTGCGGTCGCCAAGGGCTCCGGCAATGGCTGACAAGGAAAGACTGATCGACCGGGTGCGGTCGGCGGCCCCGCCGCCGGCCCCAGCCGCCGACGCCGAGCAAGTCACGAAGCGCCAAGACGGCGACGTGCTCGAGGCCAGGTCTACGTCGCGGACGATCCGCACGGTGGAGGATTTGTTGCGGCATATCGAAGCCGACCTCGACCGCTACGAGGTCGCTGCGAGTGAAGCGACCAAGTGGGAGAGTGCCAGCGTCGATCGAAATACCGGGCAGCCGGTAGTGACCGAGTTGTTCCGGGTGTTCGTGCGGCTCAAGCCGAAGCCCGGCCCCGGCGTCCGCGAGTGCGTCGAAGCGATGATCGCCGCGGCGTCCGATAGCCTGAGTGTCCGTGGTTCGCGAATCGCTAACAAGCCCTCCCGCAAAGGGGCATGGGCCGTGCTCGTCGTGGCTGATACACATTTCGGCAAATACTGCTGGGAGAAAACGACCGGCGAGGCCGACTACGACCTCGACATCGCCGCGAAGCTGGTGGACGAGTCTGCCGGCGAGTTGCTGGCTATCGCCGACACCTACAAACCCGGCCGCATGACGGTCGGGATGCTTGGCGATCTCTTCCACTATGACCGTCCGGACGGCAGCACCACCAGCGGCACACCGCTGGAGCGTGACGGCCGGCTGCAAAAGATGATCCAAGTCGGCACCGACTCGCTCATCGGTGTGATCGACCAGGCGACCGGCGTCGCACCAGCGGACGTTGTGGTGGTCAACGGAAACCATGACGAGACTTTGACGTGGGCCCTGCATCGGCTATTCGTTGAGCGATACCAAACCCGTGGACGGGTGACGATCGACGAGAAGTTTACGCCGCGGAAGTACCTCGATCACGGTCGCAACCTCCTCGGGTTCGTTCACGGCCACCGGGCGAAGCGGAAGCTCCCGCAGCTCATGGCGATCGAGGCCGCGAAGGCTTGGGCACGCTGCCCGTACCGCGAGATCCACACCGGGCATCTCCACCACCAGGCCGCGGAGTGGTCTCGGCCGATTGAAACGCTCGACGGCGTGCTGGTTCGCGTTGCCCCGTCCCTCGGGCCGGCAGACGACTATCACGCCGTCAACGGCTGGCTGGGCCAACGGCGGGCGATGGAGTTGTTCATCTACGACGAGGCCGGAGGGCTAGTCGCCATGCACGTCGCCGGCCCACGGCTGGAGGTGCCGTCGTGAGCGAACCGCTAACAGACGAATACATCGCGACGGTCGTGCGTGACGCCCGTCGGTACCAATCGCAGTGGACCGGAACAGCGGGCACGTTGGCGGCCCACTGTATGAGACTCGTGAGAGAAAGGGAAAGAATGCTGGAGGCAACAAGGTCGAGCGGCGTGACGGATGGTGCGGAGAGTGGGGCGGCGATCGCCGCGGCGTGGGAGAAATACAAACGGGACCAGATAGCCCCGGACGGCGAGCCGATCACCCGGCGGGTTTACGGTGCCAGCGGCGATCGGCCGGAGCCGGAGCAGACTCCCGCCGAACAGTTGTGCTCGAGGACCGCCGAGGTCATCCGCGACCGCCGGCCGAAGTACGGCGGGCCCAAGCATCACTTCGCCCGGACGGTCGGCATGGTCAACGCGGCGTTTGCCGACGTGCTCAAGCGACCGCTGACCGAAGCTGATTGGGCCACGATCATGATCCTCGACAAGATCGCCCGATTCCGGGGGCCGAATGCCACGGTCGACGGCCCGGTCGACATCGCCGGATATGCCGCGTGCCTCTACGAAGTCATGGACCGAGAGGGCCAGTGAACACCCGTACAATGGTGGTAGAGGGCACTGCATGACCGACTCGTTGTTTCGATCGACCGCCAGGGGCCGCGAGCCGCTGGCGTCGGCCAGCGATGCCGGCGAGCACGTCCACTACGAGCCGTCCCGTCGTGTTGGGATCGGGTCGATCACCAGCCGGCAGCCATCGGGCCGCACGCCACTGACGTTTTTTGAGTTCCTTGCCATACGGGCGGGGCTAACGCTCGCCGAAGCAAAACGACTCCACGCGGAAGGGAAGATCCACTGATGCCCAATACGCTTTCAGTTTCCGGAAACACTCGGCTGGCGTGGACTCTGTCCGAGAGCCAGAGCATCGGGTCGGTCTCGAGGTCGGTGGAGCAGCGGTCGTCTCGGACGATCGCCAATGGCACCGGGCCGAGCCAAGCCAGCATTGCTTTCTCAACAACCGAGAGCGTGACCGGGACGAACACCAGAAACCTAGACGTTGCCGCCTATGCCGCAAATGCGTTTGGGTTTCCGGGGCAAGCATTTTTCTCGACCGTTCGCGAAGTCCTGGTGAGCGTCACTACCGGGCCGACCGGCGGCAATCTCACGGTTGGGCTTCCCACTGGCGTCACTGGCGTGCGTCTCAATGTTGGCGGTCAGTTTCATTGGATTGACTACCTCGGCGGAATACCGTCGTCGGCGAGCCCTGCCAATGTCT